GTGGAATATCCGTTTTGCTATCTATTGAAATAACAAAAGAATGGTTATTAAAATTAGGGTTTGAACATAGTAATTTTTACAATAATTATAAAATCAAAGCCAATCAATATTTTAATTCGGTTAAATATGATGACGAGGATTGTGAATGGTGTTACAATAATGATAGTTCAGATGCAGGATGTTATTATGTTACTTCTATTAAATATGTTCATGAACTTCAAAATTTATACTTTTCATTAAATGGTAAAGAATTAAATTGCAAATTATAACAAGAAAAAACACGAATAAATGGATGAATTGAATATTATATCAGCCAAAGTAGGAATACAAACTACTTTCTTAAAAGTAAAAATAAGTCTTGAAGAAATAAAAGAAAAGCACCCTAACCGACATGACATAATTCATTCAATGGAGCGAACGTTAGCAGACCTACAAGAAATAAGTTTAGTTTATGCAACGATGGAAAAAGAATATCGGTCAGCAGTTCAATCGTGTTTTCGTTTGGAGCGTTTGCTTCAGGAAGAAAAGTTTAAAAATGCTGATTTATTAATGCAATTAAAAATGAAAGATGCCACGCTGTAAAAACTGCAAAGAGAAGTTTGAGCCTATCCGTTTTAATATGAAATACTGCTTAAACGATGAATGCGTCCGTGTTTGGGTAGAATCCGAAAAGGCTAAGACTTGGAAAAAGACGAAAGCTAAAATGAAGAACGACTTAGAAACTATCCAAGACCTTGTTAAAGTTACTCAGATAATTTTTAACAAGTATATCAGATTACGAGATAAAGGTCAACTTTGTATATCGTGCCAAAATAAACCATTAAAAGAAAACGCAGGTCATTTCTTCAATGCTAACAACCATTGGAACGTTCGTTTTAATGAGTTGAATGTTCATCTACAATGCGAACATTGTAACACGTATCTAAGTGGAAACCTAATCGAATATCAAAGAAACTTAATACATAAAATCGGAATCGAAAATTATCAGGAACTGGAAGCAGAAGCAAGGAAAACACGGAAGTTCACAAAGGATGAGTTAAAAGAAATAATTAAGATCTATAAAAATAAAATAAAAGAATTGCAGTTATATTAAAAAATATAGTTACTTTTGACAAACAATTAAAATTTAAATTATGAGCGTAACAAATTTTGAAGAGTTCACAAACGAACTTACAAGCGAAGAAATGGAAATTTTACCTGTAGTGGTACACGGCTTTCGATACTACAAAAAGGAAAACCCGATTAAAGCACCATTGATAGTTAACGGAATGAATGCTTACTTAGAAAAACACGGATACAAAATTCGATTAAACCAACCACGTTTAAGAAAGTTAGTTAACTACATTCGTACAAATGGCATCATCCCGTTAATAGCGACGTCTAACGGTTACTTTACAAGCGATTGTAAGGAAACAATAGCTGAACAAATAAAAAGCCTTCAGGAACGAGCTAACAGCATTGAACGATGTGCGCAAGGTCTTAGAAAGTTTTTATAATTTTTTTATTTATCCATTGTTATATTAAAAAGAATAGTTATATTTGTAAAACAATTAAATTCAAATTATGAAAAACCTGTTTAAATCGTTGGCAGCCTTCCAACAAGAAGTTCCAGTAATACACAAAGGAACGCAAGGTTACGGATATTCTTATGCGGACCTTCCGAAAATCTTTGAAGTGATTAACCCATTGTTACAAAAACACGGATTAGGGTTCACTCAATTAATTAATGGTCAAACAATAGTAACTTGTTTATTCCATTGTGAAAGTGGCGAACAAATAGATAGCAAAACGGATATTCCACAAGGTGTTCAGCTTAAAGGAATGAATGACTTTCAAGTTTTAGGTTCTGCGATCACTTATTTAAGACGTTACGCACTTTCTTCGATTTTAGGTATTGTAACCGACAAAGATGTTGACGCAGCTGGAGAACAAGTAAAACCCGTAAAGACGGAAGCAAAAAAGCCTACAATACAAGGTGAACGATTCTTAAAAGCAGTAGAAGCAATCCGTAATGGTGAATTTACAGCCGAAGAACTAAACGCTAAGTTCGAATTAAATGAAGTTCAACAAAAAGCATTATTACTGATATGAAAATTAGAGCTTCACAAATAGGAAAACTTATGAGTCTCCCCAAAACAAAAGGGGAGGTTCTTTCTAAAACTACAAAGACCTACATTCAAGAACTTGCAATCGAACATAAATACGGAATACGTAAAGAGTTTTGGAGCAGATACACGGACAAAGGTAACGAAGTAGAAGATGAAGGCATAGCACTTGTTAACGATGTGTTGAACTTAGGCTTTATTTACAAGAATGAAGAAAACCTAACCAATGATTATTTAACTGGAACTCCCGACGTAAACACGAATGAAGTTTTAATAGACGTTAAATGTTCTTGGGACGCTACAACTTTTCCGTTTTTTGAAACAGAAGTGCCAAACAAAGATTATTACTACCAGTTGCAAGGTTATATGTGGTTAACAGGAAAAGACGAAGCATTACTTTGTTACTGCCTAATCAATACACCTTTTCAAATAGTTGAAGATGAAGTAAGACGTGAACATTGGAAGCAAGGCTTAATAGATGAAAGTTTGGATGTAAGAGATTTTGTACAGTCTAAGCATAACTTCGACCATATCCCAAAAGAAAAGCGCGTCAAAGCCTTTAAAATAGCAAAAGACGAAAGCGTAATTGAACAAATTAAAGAACGAATAGAGTTAGCAAGAGTATATTATAACAATTTAATTTTAGAATTATGAATGAAGATTTAAAAATAATGGGTTACTACAAAAACACGACCCGAGAGCAAGTAGTACAAATCAAAGACTTTAAAAGAGATAAACTTTGGTACGAAACAATAAGGCAAGATGAAGCAAACACAATAAAAGAGTTTTGCTGTTCAACTGAAAGATTTAAAAGGTTATATATTAAAACAAAGTAAAAATGGAAAAAAGAGACAATTCAGGTGCGTTATTCACTAACGACAAAAGAGAAAAGGAAACGCACCCGCATTACCAAGGTAAAGCAACAATTAACGGAGTAGAGTATTATGTTAGCAGTTGGGTAAAAGACGGACAAAAAGGAAAGTTTCAAAGCCTAAGTTTTAAACCAGTTCAAGAACAAGCGAAGCCAACAGCTGGAAAACCAAGTTACGGAAATAAAGATTTTGACGATTTTTTAGGTAACCTATGAATTACGCAGCACAAGTATTAAGCGAAGTAAATGAAGTAACGAGGGCAATGGTTAAACACTACTTACAAAAACACGAATTAAGCCTGAACGCTTTTTCAAAGTTAGTAGATATAAAACAACCTAATCTTCATAAATTCATGAACGGTAAGACTTTATCGAGTAGGTCTATTGAAAAGCTCGGTCAATTTTTTAGCAAATAATTAGCCCTAAGTACACGGGAACGTAAACGCAACTCACATCCCATTAGAACTGTGCGCTCAGGTTGTCCTAATCGTAAGTAGGCAAAGTTGGTGACTCTTTTAGGTGTTGTATAGCAAAAGTTACATTAAGGCGGAACGTAAAAAATTCCGCTTTTTTTTTGTTTGTATTATATTAATTAATATATTTGTAAAACAATTAACAATTAAAAACACGAATTATGAAAGATTTAGTAAGAGATTGCAGAGAATGTAACGGATGGGGAACTATTACAATTGAACACAACGGAACTGAGATTCCTTATTTACAAGATGTAGTTGACTACGAGTGTATGAGTTGCACTGGGACGGGTGCAGAATTAGACCCTGAATTAATCAAAGAACGTATTAACGATGTTAACTGGATGATAGAAGGTATGCAAACACGAATGAGAATGCACTCCGATTTCATAATGCAATTAAAGAAAGGTTATTTACACGAATTAGCCAACAAATACAACGATAGATTAGACACTTGTTCACGAGCATTAGGACGTTTAATGAATTATAAAAGAAAATTGTATAAATTAGCCGAAAATTAGGCTATGAATTTAATACTTTTAATTGCAGTTGCGTGGTGGTTTGTTAATTTCGAACCCCTGCAGCTGCTTTTTGATTTTATATTTACTCAAATTAGAGTGAGTCACCTATCCAATTACGTTCATTCGTCTTTAGGGTGCTGGAAATGTTGGAGTTTTTGGACAACTTTAATTGTTACTCAAAACTTTTCTTTAGCTTGTTTGGGTGCGTTAATTGCTTATACTATAGACATATGTTTGAACAAGCTGAACTTGAAGTAATAAACGAAATAAACGCTTCACAGGACGTAATTAAATATTCAAAAGTAAGTTTGAATAAGCTAAAGAAGATTAAAGAACTCAAAACGGGAAAAAAGGATGGCGAATGCTTCTGCTCCAACGTTAGAAGGCGAGTTTGGTTTAAGGATTTTATGCAATGGGTTGAAAGCAATTCTTGACACATACATAAACACGAACTACGCTGAAATTAGAAAATACACTAATTATTTTTTGGTGCGAATGAATAGCACTATAAGCGCAGATGTCGTAATAAACAACAGCTACCTATACTTAGTCAAGTTAAACCCCGACTTAAACACGGAAAACGAGGTTAAAAGCTATCTTTTAAACACAATCAAAAAACAAATACTTTGGAACACATCACAAAGCAACAATGAAGAGATTGTAACGTCTTTAGAATATACCAATAATGAAACGAATGACGATTCTGACCTAATATATAAGATAGAGCAGGAGCGCAAATATCAGTTATACAAGTCTTGCATCGAGATTTATAGAAACACGATTAAAGATAGGATTAAGTTAATTATATTTGAAGCGTACTTTGATAAAGGATATACAACAGCCAGGGCAATGGGGAAGTATTTTAACCTACCATACACAACGGCTCACTATTGGATTAAAGAAATAAAAGAAGATTTAAAACGAATAAAATTAGAAAATGAGAATTAAAGACGAATACAAAGGAAAAACTATAGTAAAATACGATTCTATAATGGGTGAAAAGCGAATCATTGTAGATAACTTAGACCCTAAGCGATTTGCTTACTATCAATCCGTTGGGTTAGGTTACTTGTTTGAACCTGAAGTAATCAATTATACGGGAATAGACCAAGAAGAAACTATTTCCGAAATGGAAACACTTGAAAAACCTAAAAGAAAGCGTAAAAATGCCAAATCCTAAGCCAAACGAACAAAAAGACGAATTCATAAAGCGTTGTATGGGTGATGATAAAGCCCTAACCGACTTTCCTGATAACGCTCAACGTTACGCTGTTTGTCAAAGTCTATGGGAAAAGGACAAAATGTCTGCTTTAAGTCTTTACAAAAAGGCGATGAAGTTAGAAAGTTATACCGATTACCCTAAAGAAGCAAGTGAAAACGCTAAAATAGCTTTAAGATGGGCAGAAGAACACGGATGGGGTGATTGTCTTGAGGCTACAGGAAAAGCAAGAGCGAACCAATTAGCAAAAGGCGAACCGATTTCAGAAGATACGATTTCACGAATGGCAAGTTTTGAAAGACATAGACAACATTCTAAAAAAGAACTTGGAGATGGTTGTGGAAGACTGGCTTGGTTAGCTTGGGGAGGAGATGCTGGAATAGAATGGGCGCAACGTAAACTCGAACAAATAAGAAAATGAGCGTATTTTTAACTTCAGACTATTACATAGTGATTATGAACCCAAACAAACATAAACGCGAATGGAACGCAATGCGATTAATAATGAAAGTAAGTGATATAAACTACTGCATATTCATAGACTACAAAAAAGACTATTTAGAATTCCACCCCGTAACAAAAGACGAATTTAAAAGCTATAACTACAACCCTAACTAAAACACGAATCAAAATGGGAAAACACAAGCTAATAGAAACACCCGAAAAACTTTGGGACATATTCAAAGAATACAAAGAATACATAATCACGAACCCAAGAACAATAGAAAAAGCACTTCAAAGTGGTAAAATAGCAACTGAAAAACTAAGAGTGCCATTAACTATGGAAGGCTTTGAACTATTCGTATTCGAAAAAGGTTTAAATAGCGAATTAAGTCATTATTTCAGCAATAAGGATAATAGATATTCGGATTATGTCGCTATCTGCCAACGTATAAAGAAAGCCATTAGAAACGACCAAATCGAAGGTGGTATGGTTGGACAATACAATCCATCAATTTAAACTCGGTTCGCATATTCAACTGGGTGAAATCATCGTAGAATAATTCATTGGCTTCATTACACCACGCTACGTCACGTTTACGACCTCTAATCTTTTGCTCGTCATCCACCG